ATGATGCAGATACTTTGGGACTGGCGCTCGGAGTCGGGGTTTTCGGCACCTTGTCGGTGGCCGCCGCTTTCGTCGCCGGTGCTTTCTTGGTCTTGTCGGCGGATGCTCGCTTTTGCATCTGCTCGACTCTGGCCATACGCAACTGTTGTCCCGCAAACGCGTCGCCTACGATGAGCTCCCAATTCGGGAAGCTGACGATGGTCGGATATTGCTTGAGCGTAGCCTGGAGGAATTGATGGGCGCTGGTCCCGTTCTGGAAGAATTCGGGATAGAACGCTTTGGCTTCCGGGAGCGTTTGCTCGCGGACGCGGATGTATTCCTGCTGCTTCGGCCCGGCTTTGACCAGGGCGCGGGCGTTGGCGCGGATTTGTTTCACGGCGTCGGCGTCGTAGTATTTTTCTTCGCCGGCAACCGTGACCGTGCCGCCATCGCGGTGGTCGTCGGTCCAATCAAGGACCGCCTGTGCCTTTGCAATCTCCGCCTCTAAGGCGGCTGCGTCTGTGAAAGAACTGAGCGGGTTGTCGGGGTCTTTGAAGATGACCGGAGGCTTGGCTTCGGCGGCCGCTTTGGCGGCTTCGAGCTGGGCCTTGAGGTCGTCGAGCTGCTCGAGGGCTTCGCGCTTTTGCGCGGTGAGCTTGTCGATGCGTTGCTGGACTTTGGTGGGAGCCTCGGCCTCTTCGGCTTTGTCTTCCTCGTCGGTCCCCTCACCCTCGTCGGGCTCGGCGTCGTCTTCGTCGGTCTTTTCTTCGGTGTCCCCGGCGTCTTCGGCGGCTGGCTCGGAGTCTGGCTCTTTGTCGGCTGCGTCGGTTCCGCTGGTTTCTGCGTCTGGCTCGGTTGTCTCGTCGGTCGGCTTCTCGGGTTCTTCGGCTTTCGGGGCGGGCTTGAATTGCACGCCGAGGTTTGCCGCGATTTCGTTGAAGTCGATGTCTGCTACATCCGGACCGTTATTTTGCACCTTGTCGGTGGTGTCTGTTGCCATGGTTAGTGGGTCCAAGTCCCGGCAGCATTGATTGCGGGCGCCGTCGTTGACGCCGTGCGTGCGTGGCCAATGCAGAATGCCTTGCGCATGCAGGGGGAATTAGGGCGCCGGTGGAGGAATTGCTATGGGGGTGCGTAACAACTCGCACGAACTGACGCGAAGTAGCGCGAATTAGCCGTAATTCCCGAGACTAAGAGACTAAGAGACCAAGAGACGAAGAGACTCAGCGGGAGACTGCCCACAGGAAGCCGAAGTTGGCCAGGGTGTAGCCGATCCACACGATTGTCATAGGGTAATCGCGGCGGTGGAATGCCATGTCATAGGCGGTAAGCGCGTAGAGGACGGTGACGATGGCGATGGTGTAGAAGCTCATGGCCGGCGGTAGCCGAGGGTCCAGAGGATGCGGGCGAGGTCGCTGCTGCGTTTGTCGATGACGTCTTCGTCGATGTCCGGGAAGGCGGCGTGGAGGAATTCGTGCAGCTCGATGCGCAGGCGCTTGCGGCCGGTGAGGCGGTTGTCGATGAGGATGCGGCAGTCGGCCTTGGCCGCGGGGTCGGTGGGATCGGGGGTGAAGGCGTAGCCTTCGTTATCCCCTTTCAAGCGCACGTAGCGCCAGGGCCACATGCGGCGGTTGATGCGGAAGCGGTGCTGCATGAGAGTGACGTGTGACTTGTGACGAGTGACGAGTGGAAGGCAGGCGGACGGCTGGGCCAGCCGTCCCTACCGGGAGAATTCATTTCTTGAGAAGGCGGTAGTGCGGCACGGGGCGGGCGCGTTGCTCGAGCTGGATGACGTAGTCTTTGCGCTCGGCCGCGCCGTCTTTGACCATTTTGCGGACGCGTTCGCTGGTAATGCAGAGGGATTTGCCGATTTCTTCGGCCAGCTGCGCGACGGTGAACCATCCGGGCGGGACGTCGTCGAGCTTGACCGGGCTTTTCTTGAGCTCGGTGACGAATTGGGCGAGCGAGGATTCGATTTGCTCGGCGGTGATCTTCGATTTCTTGGTCATAGCCGGGTGACTTTGGGCGCCGGGGGGTTGTAGAAGATATGATGCGGGCTTGGGAGGGCGCCTTGGGGTTTGCCGCGCCAGTCGAGAATGAGGATGCTGGGCCGCGGGATGGAATCGGGGACGACTTTGTGTCCGTGGCGGGTAAGGAATTGCCATCCGCCGGTGACGCCGATGAGGCCGGAGCCGTCGCTATAGACGCCTCCGCAGTGGCGGTGGGCGCGGAGGTAGACCTGGGCGACGGGATGGCCGGCGCGGACGCTATTCAACCGGGCATTGCCCAAGGTGATCGAAAGGGCGGAGGCTTCGAGGTAGGCGCGGCTGGTCGCGCCGATATGGTGCGTGGCGTCGACGGCGCATCCGTGGATGTTGATGAGCCATTTCTCGCGGGCGACTTCGTCCTGGGCGCCGATGAGTTTGGCCAGGTAGGTCTCGATGTTGTGGGTATGGCATTCGGTGCCTTTGGTGATGAAGGTGGCGGCGGCTTTCGAGGTGAGCGGCCGGAGGGCTTCGGCGGCCATGGTGCAGTGGTTCTCGATCAAGCTGGCCACGACTTCCGGGCTGCGATGGTGGATGCCTTCGGTGGCGTCGCCGTTGACGAGGACGGCATAGGGATCACCGGCGGCGTGGTCGGCGACTTGGCCGAGGGCATTTTGCCAGCATTCCCAAAGCCATTCTTGGTGCTTGTTCTTGCCGAAGCCGATGGTGTTGCCGGCGAGGTTTTCCGAGTCGGGCGGCATCAAGCCGACGGACGAACCGCAATGCAGATCGGAGCAGACGACGAGGATCGACGGCTTTTTGTCGGCTTTCTTCTTGGGCATGCGGTTAGTTTGGGGAAGGCGCAGTGGGTTGAATGTGACCGCTTACCTGCGCGATTTCCCGGTGCATGAAGTAAGGAGCGGGGCCGTCCGTGGAATAGATCCGGAGAGCAGTGGCGACGCCATGCTTTGACTTGTTTTTGACGCGTTGCCTTGCATCCATGCAAGCGCACAGGTGGCGGCTTGATCGCGGAATTGCGAGCGGGGGCGGATTCAATTCGCACGAACTAACGCCAATTAGCGCGAATTAGCCGCCGCTGGGCGCTTGCCAGTGACGAGTGACGGGTGACGAGTGACGAGTTAAACGCCACAGAGACCCTCGCACTCATTGCCGAACGACTGCTCTTCAAGCCAAAGCGACAACTGGCCGCGCTCAATGTCTGTGGACAAATCGACTTGATCCAGCGGGACAAGACTTGGATGAAGGAATGGAACGCCGCGCTGGTTGTCGGTCTTGGCTTTCACTGCCTGCAAGTCTTTCTCAAACTGAACGGCGCGGGCAAACTCCTCCGGTTCTTGGTCGCGTAATCTTCGCCATTCTTTATCCGAATGGAATGGGCAATAAACACAGGCCGATCTTGGCGGGACAGGATATCCGCGATCTTTCATCCATTGTAGGCACTCTCTTCTGCCCATCCGCATTTCGACAAGCGGCCACCGATGTTGCGACCACGGCACCCGCGCAGGCTTGATGCGCTGAATTTCGTCCCACGAAATACCGATCCATTGCGTGACTGTGATCTCTTTCTGGCCGCGTTTTATGCCAGCCAGACGCCTTGCTGCCCGTTCAAGTTGCTCAACCTTGTAAGAAAACGTGCATTGCCTACCCATAATGCCGCGAGTCCCATCGGGATTTTCAATAAAGGCCGGAATAAGGGATTTCACCCAATGCCTGCTTGTATCGTTTTTGAACTGCCGAATCGTGAGGCTTTCCTTGGTTAGATCGCCTCGAGTCACGCGATGCACGGGAAACGGCAGTTGCTTCTCAAGCCATTCCAGCCAGCGGTAGACGCTTGCGGGTTCCGCCTGAGTGTCGGCAAAGATCGCCGCATCTGGCATTGGCGTGATCTCTCCGTGCTTTGCCATTAGGGCGATGGTGCTGCTCTGCACACCTGCCCCCAGCGAAAGAAACGTGAACGGGGTTTCTGGAGGTGCAACAAGTGGGCTCATGCCAATAAGTGACCGACGGACATAGTCCGCCGCTACAATCCTTGCGGGCTGGTGATGGCGTCGGCGCGGCGGGCGGCGAGGTCTTCCTTGAGGCCGGCCAGGGCGTCGAGGCCGCCGGCGGTGTGGGCCAGGAGCGTGGGTTGTTGCGCGGTTTGCGGGGCGCGGACGATCGCCTGGGCGTCGGCGATATGCTCGTCGATCACCGCCATGAAGGCCGCCCAGAGAGGGGTGCTCTCCGGGACGGCCAAGGCGGCGCGTTTCTCTTTGTCGGTGAGACTCGGAATTTCGAGGAGGATTTTGCGGGTGAAGAGTTTCATAGCTGAGCCTCCTTTAACCGGTTAAATTCTTGCAGAGCAACTTGTCCTCTGTAATCGGCCAACATTTCGGCACATTTGCGCCACTGATTACGCTCGCGCTCGAGCTTTTGGGCATGTGCCGTTAAGTTGGCAAACTCCACATCCCAATCGTCGTGGAGGGATTCAATAAATGCGCTTGTTTCCGGTGTATCGCTCATTTTGTTTCTCCTTTCAGCCGCTCAAACTCGGCAAGAGCTTCATGGGCATCGCCATAACAAATCAACGCACGCACCTTCCATTCCTTGCGTAATGTCTTGGCCAACTTCTCCGCGCACTTGCGCCAGTCTTGGTATTTCCTCGACGTGTCCATTGCGGCATCAAGGGCTGCGTCTCGCTCGCGTTCGAGCCTTACGTTTTCTTCCGCCACCGCTTGGGCGGGTGTAGGCATGGTGAAGCCTTTGTCAGGTGTGTCGCTCATGATTCTTCGAGTTGCAGGGTTTTGATGATGTCGCTGCGGCGGAACCATTTCTTGGCGATGCCGCGCAACTTGACGGGTTTGAGGAGTCCGCTTTCCAACCACTTGCGGTAGGTCGCGGGGGTGATTTGCAGCCATTCGAGGATGTCTGCGCGTTTTAGGAGCGTCTTATTCACAGTTGCACTTGTTTGGACAACCGCTTGACGGTTTTGCAGATTCCATCAATGCGATCCGCCAATGATTGAATTTCACAACCAAGCAGCGTTTCACACTGAACTTTGTCCTGTCCGATTTCCTCGTTGGGAGGAACTTGCGGGATGACGCGATTTAATCGAGTGGCCAACCTATCGACGTGCGCATCGAGCGTTTCGATGCTATCGGACAGCATTTGCATCTGGGTTGGGATTTCTCCGGTTTGTTCAATTGCGATAGGCGCGTTTAGTGTATTCATAGTTTGTTTTGGTGTTGGGTTTTTGGTTTGGGGAAATTAGTAGGAGCCGAGGGGTTGGAAGCTGAGGTCGCTGTTGTCGTGGTAGCTGGCGCCGCTCAAGACGAGGTAGCGGAGGACGTCGATGGCGTCTTTGGTTCCGGAGGTTTTGGGGCCCGTCCCGGTGTATTGGCTCAGGGCGAAGATGACGTTTTTGCAGTTGCTGGTGACGTAGAGGGTGGGCTGGTTGAGGGCGTCGATGGGTTTGCTGTCGTCGTATGACAGCCAGTTAATAATCATGGTGACGCCTTCGGCGATGCCGTCCCCCGGGGCGGCGGTGAAGTGCAAGCCGATCTCGGCGCATTCTTCGATCAAGGTGGTCGCACCTTCCCTGGCGACGGTGGCGGCGTTGCCGTAGCGGCTGTCCATGATTCTTTCGAAGATGACGAAGTCTTCGGCGTCGCGGGCGTGGCGGGTTTCGATGTTTTCGATCTCGAGTTTGTAGTGGCTCAGGCCGAAGCCGAAGCTGCGCTGGGCGTCGCCGGCAATGCCGTCGGGGTTGTTGCCGCCGGGGACGGCCCAGGGCCCGGGGAGGCCGACGCCGGGGACTTCGCGGACTTGGCTGGGCCATTCGTCATAAACGAAGCAGCGGCCGGCGGCGTCGAAGCGGGCCCAGATCATGAACCAGTTGCGGCCGGAGCACGGGTCGACGACCTGGTAGTTGACGCCGCGTTTCGGCACGCGCTCGGGGGGGATGACGTGGATGTTGGTGTTGAAGTTGACGAACATGTTGGCGGCCTTTTTCGTGGGGACGCCGTAGGCTCGCATGAGGATGCGGTCTTTGGGGGACTTGATGAG